CCCGCCGTCAAGGGATTGCCGCAAAGGTTTCGACCGGTGATCACGCAGCACGGCTCACCCCTGGCGGCGGCCTCGTCGCACTTGAAGCTGCACGAATTGGTAGACAGCCCGAAGAACAGCTCGTCATCGGAAGCCGTATTCAATGCCGGCATTGGAGCCCTTTCGACAGACGGCGCCTGTCCTCTCTTTATATACTTGCGTCTGACGTATTTGCGCTTGCGCCTGGGCGGCTCGGGCGGGAGATCGGTGGCACGCACCTGTTCTGGTTCTTGATCCATGGCTTACCTCATGCCCATTGCGGCAAGTTCATGCTGTTCATTGACGCCATGGATCTGTTCCATCAACGCCTTGAATTCGCGCTGCTCGACCTTGCCGCCGGCTTGCAGGCGCTTGGCCCATCCTTCCTTCTCGGCCATCAGATCGTTGAGCCGCGACTGCGCCTGCTCCTTGGTGGAGGCAGACGTTGACTGATCGGGGCCGTGCAGTTGTCCGGGCTCGCGCAGGCCGGCGCCGATGCGGTGCATGAGCTTGGCGGCGGTGTCCCAGCCAAGCGCGTCCTCGAGCTTGACCACCTGCTCCTGCGAGAGGCCGAGCCGGCGCGCGCCATCAAGGGCAACGACCTGATTTTCCTGAAACTTGGCGCCCCACTCGCGTTGCAACGCGGCCAGGGTTTCGGTCTTGCGCTGCTCATTGAGGGTCTGCTCGCTGACCTTGCCATCGGCGACATGCTTGGCGAATGCCTTGGCGACTTCCTCGGCCATGGCTTTCGGCATGTTCTGCTTGGCAAAGGTATTGCGCAAGGTGTCGGCGAGCGCGGGATCGACGCCTTCGGGGAGGGAATAGTCCTTGGCCTCTTTGGGGGCGCCGAGTTTTTCCCAGACATTCTTCCAGCCGGCGAGATCGTTGGGTTCCGGCAGCCGCACGATCTTGTCGGCGGGGGCGCCGATATGACGTTCGGCCGCCTTCCAGCTCTTGGTCACGTCGACCACGAGCTTGGCGGGATCGGTGATGTCCCAACCCTTGTTCTGCCAGGAGCCGACAACATCCGGTTCGATGCCGGTATGCCATGGGGTTGCGGGCGTTGTAATGGGCGCTGCGGGCGGCGGGGCCGGCGGTGCCGAAGGTGTCGCGGGTGCGGCTTCAGCCATAGTACTTCTCCATGTCGGGGAACAGTTCTCTCAATTCCTCGCGGGTGAGCTCGAGGTGCTGGATGATACGCAGGTAGACCTGGCGCCTGCCCTCGAGCAGCGGCTCGGCGTTGGTCGTTGTTTTGGCACGACAGAACCTGACCAGATCGCGGATGACGGCCTTGCCAGCCTCACTGCTGAATGTGAGCTGGTAGGCCCGCTTCATTTCCTCGTATTCAGTCAGAGGAATCATGCAGGCGCTTGTCCCTGCGTGCCCTGCAACCCGGTCTTGGCGTAGGCATTGATTAAGGCGGCCTGGCCGGGAGCGGACTCAATCTGTTGCTGGCGCTGCTGCTGCTGGGCGCGGGCCTGTTGCTTTCCGGCGATTTCCTGGGCCGACGCCATCCAGCTTTCCAGCACGCCCTGTCTGCGGGCAATCTCCGGGATCGCGACCTGGAAATTGAACGGATCGAGATAGCTCGGATCCTGGGTGATGTTGACCAGTTCCCGCACGCCTTCGATGGTGCGGAAGAAGCCGGCGACCTCGCCCTGCTGTGCGGCCATGGCCAGCGGCGAGGTATCGACCACCTCGTATTCGCCGCCTGCGTCACGCAATGCCGGCGGCATCGGCTCGAGCATTCGCATGGACATCGCCAGGTCGAGCTCGCGCTCAATCATCTGCGAGCGCTCATCGAGCTGGCGACCGAGTGTCGGCGCGACCAGCATGCCCTTTTCGTTGACCAGCTCGATGACCTGGGTGGCGGTCATGTTGGGATTGTCGGTCAGCACCTTGAACAGCGACACCAGGAACGTATCGTCGATCAGGCTTCGCTCCTCGGCGATCATCTTCTCGCCGATTTCGAAATCGCCGGTCGGCAGCACATCGACCAGGCGCTTGCCGTCCATGGTCATGGCGCCCTTGTTGAGCGCGCCTGGCCGCAGATTGAAATCGATCAGGCCATCGTCAGCCGTCAGCAATACCGGATCTGCGGCGCGATGCCCCTGCTTTAGATAGACGGTCTTTTCCGCATTCAGGGTTTTCAGCGCCGGCAGCACGATCTGGGCGGGACCGCGGCCGTAGACCTCGCCGGGTGTTTGATCGTAGCGATGCACCGAGAACGGAAACTTGCGATAGCCGCCCTCGTCCTCCATCAGGCACTGGCCTTCGACCGAGACGTAGTAGCTTTCGAACGCCATGCCCTTCACGTCGAGCCGCTGCGGGTCCTGGTCGCGGCGCGGGCGCACGCAGTGCAGGAATTGATAGGGCCACTTGCTTTGCTGCTGATACGGCGCCTGCAGGGCAACTGGCAGGTTTTCCAGGCCCCACTTCTGCACCGCCTGATACGGCGTCATGCGAAACCAGCGGATCATCCGATCCACTTTACCCTGATGGTTCTCGCCGAAGAACGTCTCGCCAAGCGGAATAGCCTTATAGCGCAGTCCGCGTGTGCCGCCCCAATGCCGAGCGTCGAACGCATCGACATACATAGTTGCATTACCAAACGCTCCGAGCGACTGCCAGTTGTTGTAGTTTTGACCGGCGAAATTTGCGTTCGGCGAATACCGAAGTCGGAACAGAACTCGAGTTGCATTTTCAAACCACAACCTGGTGGCGCGATCCTTCATGATGTAATCGGCGTTGGGACCGCCCGCGCGCAGCCCGTGCCAGATCAGATTCTTCGGCGTCACCAGCGAATCGGCAATAGCGCAGAACCGATGTAGCGCGAGCGCGCCTGTTGCGTCTATTTGCTCGCGGGTTTTCTTACCGCCGGGCCAATTGAAGTTCTGATAGTAGAACGTATTCCTGCTTGTTGGCAGGATCAGTTGCGCCGCTTCTTCCCATTGCTCGGCAAAATTCCAGCGCCAGGTCTGATACTGACCGAACTCGGCCAGCACGCTGCGGACGATATCGGCTTCGCGCGCGCCGATCTGGCGCGGCCGTGGCATGTCTGTCTGTTCGATCAGATCATTTGCCATCAATGCACCAGCCGCTTGGCGTCGGGATCATGCGGGTTCATGCTTGGATCGAGCCGTTCGTCGGCGGCGAGCCACAGCTTCACCATCTCGAAGAACTCAATGCGTTCCTTGTCGCGGAAATGCATCTTGTCGCAAAACCGGCGACACTCGCCTTCGAATTGTCTGACGGACGGAAATAACACGACGCGGTGACGCGGCATTCCACCATGAACCATATCAGCCACAACACAGCCCGACTTGTTGATGCGACCGATGCTCGAAAGTATCGGACCAGTAATCGCGCGAAAGAACGGATGCACGCAATGCATGAGGACCAGAAACTCCTGATCGTCATCAAATCGATGGGCCAGCATCGATAGCAAGACAGCGCCGAATCGGTGCCGCGCGTAGACATAATCTGAGGATCCTGGGCGGTCGGTCGCATAGCTGAGCGTGCGCGCCTGCCAGGAGCCGTTGAGGTGCTTGTCGATGAGTTCAGTATGCACCGCCATACACCGATGACAGCGCCCCCTGACGGGTCGAGCCCATCATGCCGGAGAGCGGGCTGACCCCGATCTTCTGCTGCTGCATCTGGGCGAGGCGCTTCTTGCGCTCGTCGTCAGTCTCGGCGGATGCCTGCGCCATGAGCGCGTCCCCGAGCCCCATGGCCGGCTGGATAACGGACGGCATGTCTTTCTCCCGTATCCTGAAAGAACCGACGGCAGGAGGCCGCCGGCCAAGTTCAGGGAGGAACGCCCAAGAGGGACGCACTTCAGCGCGTCAGACGCTGTGGGAGGGAGCCTATGGAAGGGGCCGGAAGCCCAAAATTCACGGCTTAAGTCAATTCGAAATCAATACCGCTGGCGTAGAACTGCCCATTGCTGCGCGGGCGTGCTTCCGAGCCCACCGGGCAGGCGCGGGCAAACCGCCGCATCATGATCAAAATCCGGGTTGCCGACATCAGATCGTCCTTCATCTTGACGATCTTGCCATCCTTGCGATGGTACATCCGGCGCTCGTCGAACCAGTCCGACAGCTGATAGGCCACCTTCAGCCGGCCGGTGCGCTCGCGCTGGTCCCACTCGTACACCCCGGCCTCGGTCGAGACGCCGCCGTCCGGCCAGGTGGCGTGCTCGTGGTGCATCAACAGCCCGAGCTTGCGATAGGTGTCGGCGATCGGCTCGCCGGAATGCACGTCGCGCTCGGTCCCGTCCCGCGGCCACATCACCGGCACCTGGGCGCCGATCCGCTTCAAGGCCTGCACATGCGCCAGCGAAATAGCGTCAGGCATCCTGACGCAGTGGTGCAGGTGAATCACATCGTTGTCGGCGTCCCACAGCGCCAGCACGGCGGCGAACGGATGGCCGATGCCGAAATCGATCCCCCACAGCTTCTTCCAGTGCATCGGGATATTGGCGATCGGCGCCTCGGAGATCTGCTCCTCGGGGGTCATGAAGATGCGCCCCTCGCCGAGCATAGGAATGCCGCGGGTGCGGGCATCGCGCTCGTGCGCCGGATAGTCGGCCTCCATCTTGGCCTTCTGGATGGCCGTCAGATGCCCACCCGCGCCCACCAGGGGCACGTCGCCCAGGGTCATGGATACCCAGGCCCGGTTCGGCGAGGGCTCGTCGGTGAAGCGCAGCACCACCGCGGTCGGCCCTTTGAGGGGCGTGAAC